CGGTGGACCCGCGCCCATACCGACCGAGGCACGTGTACCTTCCGAGAAATTTCCCCGCCCCTTGAGATGCGTGGCTCCGCCATCGCCTGTCATTTCTACCAACATAAACCTCCCCCTCCAGAGGTGTTTTATGCCCCCGCCCCGCAAGGAAGTCATCAGACAAATGCTCCAAGCCTTGGAGAGCCCCCACAAGGATCTGACCGAGTGGGAGGAAAATTTTCTGGAATCCATCTCCGACCAATTCGATAAGCGCGGCACCCTCTCCGATAAGCAGTTTGAGATTCTGGACCGGATTTATGCGGAGAAAACCCCGTAGCTGTAGATGACAGACCTTGCTGGTTTCTCCAAGGCTTTCCTCACGATTTCATCCTGATTGAGGCACTATATGGTTGCTACCCCCACTCCGTATGATGTCTGGATTCACGCATTGTCCCGTGGAGAGGCCACTCCAGAGCAGCAGCAGCAAGCCGCCACCCGTCTGGCCTACCTCTCCACCCGCGAACAGGCCCTCATCCAGACCCTGAAGACCATCGAGACGTTCCTGAAGAGCATCCAGCACGAGGTGCCCAAAGCCTCCACTACGGCCCCATGAATCGCGCCACGCGGGACAAGTTCACCATCCCCACCCAGAAGGATGTGACCAGTGGGAATGCTTGCTTGGAGACGCCTCCGGCCGTCTTCGCCAAGCTACAGGAGGACTTTGGCCCGTTTGACCTTGACCTGTGTGCTGATGCTCACAACCACCTGTGTGATGTGTGGCTTGGTCCCGATAGTCCTTACCATCAGGACGCCCTGACCGCCCCATGGGGGGACTTTGGAGAGTCCGGGTACGCCAACCCTCCCTATGGTCCCTTCGTGGGGAAGATGCTCTGTAAGGCCAAGGAGGAGGCCGCTAAGGGCTTCCCCAGCCTGCTCCTCCTCCCCGTCCGCATCACCAAAGCCTTCCACCAACACATCCTGTGCGGAGCCAGTGAAGTCCACTTCTGCGACAAGCGCATTGCTTTCTGGCAGGATGGGGCTCCGAAGCTGGTCCAGCACAAGGATGGGAGTTGGAAGCCGGATGCTGCTTTGTTCGACTCCATGCTCGTGCGATACGAGCCCGGAATGCGTTTCAGCCCACCAAGGGTGAGGAGTTGGAAGGTGCCGAAGCATAATGGTCCGATGGGGTGGGGATAAATGCCAAAGCCTATATTCATTCGTCCGGGAGACGCTGAAGATCGCCTTGGCCGAGGCGATGATGCATATGTGGATGTGAAGGATTTAGCAAGACAGCGCCGTAAGGCCCTAGAAGAAGAGGATATTCAAACAGGAACGCTTCCACCTAAGTCTACTGAAGTGATTGCGACCAGTTCAGTATCCGAACCGGTGACCAGTTCAGTATCCGAACCAGTGGAGCGAGGGCGGGGTTGGAATCTCTCCAAAGATGTCCAACGTCGTGGTGGGTTAAGGAGCGCAGAATCCCGTCAGTTAATGTCGAAAAAAGAAAAGTCTGACCACGCTCGCAAAATGGTGCAAGCCCGCTGGGCGAAAGCCGGTAAGATGAAGGTCAAGGAGGTTTGACCATGGCGAAAGTACCTCGACGTGAACTCTCGCCCGCCCACCAACGTCTCGTCCAACGGCGTATCGAAGATGAGCAGGAACAGAAGCGCATCGCGGATGCCGTCAAGAAGCATTATCTGAAGCATGATTTGGCCTTGAGACGCTGGGCGAAACCCCTCGTCTAAGTCCCGCGTTTGACAACAGTAGAGGGCGGGAGTAGGATCGACGTTTCCGTGCAATTGATTGCAGGAGTCTTGCTGTGGCCTTTGAACGCTTACAAGCACTCGGTGACGAGCAATTCAAAAAGATTCTGAATCTCTTGATGCGGGGTGAGCCCGCTATGCACGTGGCGCGTACGCTGCAACAGCAACCGCCCAAGGGCTGGGGCATCTTTCAAGATGTGGCCGAGAAGACGCTCACCGCTCAGTTGAATCGCCTGCGAGAGGTGGCGGCAGAAGGAGCCTTTGGGCTCAAAGCGGCTCGCCGCATAGCCGAAGGCCATACCCCCCAGATTAAGCGGTTGGAACATGTCAGCATCTCCGTGCTGGTCCGCATGGAAGAACTGGCCGATATCCAACGGACTCGCGTGCTGAACCTCGTGGAGAAGGAGAAGGACTCGCTCCTGCCGAAGATTGGTAATCTCCATCTTCCCAGCAACATGCCCTCCAGTGCGAAGATGGCTCCGCAGGAGTATCGCCACCTCCTGACGCAGACCAATTTGGTGTTCAACGATTACCGGCAACTTCTCCTTGACTTGCAGAAGATTCGCTTCGACCTTGGGTTGGATGAATTCAAAGGTCCGGTCAGTACGACCACCGCTCGTGGGGCCACGCAGACCACCACGTTCCCGGATGGGATGAGCGTGCAGAAGCAAATCTTCGAAGCCGTCACGACCATTGAGCAGATTTTCGATGCGCGGAAAATCCCCCGCCTGATAGGAGACTGATGGATCCCATTCGTGTGAAACCCAGTCCCATGGCTGATACTCGTACCTGTGACTACGAGAAGGTGAGTGTCGAACAGCTACTGGAGAATTCCGAACGGCACATTGGGGATGTGCAGCGAGCGTTGGGGATGTTTGCGGGGTTGTTGATGGAAGCGGCCCTGCAGCATGACCGGGACAAACTTACCGATATCGCCATGTTCCACCACGACTTCCTGACAGGGTTCAAGGAAACCACGTGGTGGGACCGGCATCGGAAGCTCAATCGGCACCACCTGACGCACCCTGATGGCATTCCGCAGGACGTGAACCTCATCGACGTGCTGGACTATATCTCGGATTGTGTGATGTCCGGGATGGCGCGGAGTGGGGAGGTTCATCCATTGGAACTGCCTGTGCCTCTTCTTGTGCGGGCTTTTGAGAACACTGTCGCGCTCCTCAAGGCCCACGTCATCGTGGACACGGATGGACCTGACGAACTGACTGCACAGAAGGCCCCACCTATGGCCATGCCCACGCGGCAGGACACAGGCGAATAGTCATGCCTATGACCCCGGTGCATGTTCGACGGAACAACCCGAGCCTCACGCTCTGTGGACGAGAGTCCAAGGACCACGGCACGGTGAGTCAGTTCCATGTCGCTGCACATCCTGAGCACATCAAGTTTTTGGTAATGTGCCGAGAGTGCCTGAGTGTGATGTCACTCAAGAAGTCGTAGCATGCTCGTCTTCAAACGTGGTTCCGGTTCTACCGTTACCAAACAGAAAACCACGCCTGAGTATCTGGACTCACTCAATGAACGCGCCCACGTGTATCTCCTCAAGTTTCTCGGTCGCCAAGAAGCCGATAAAATCTGGCTCTCCGGACAAAAAATCCACGACCTGAACGAGCGGGCCATGTACTACGCCCAAGCCGTGGTGCATGTCGAAGAGCAGATGCGCGGGGAGCGGACGAATCGCCTCGCGGACTACTCACAGTATCGCTGGAAGCCTGTCGGCATCACGGAATTCATCTGCAGCCCACACTATCTGGCCAAGGAGAAGGAAATCTATCCCGGTGTGCTGGAAGCGGCCGAGGAGTTGAATCATGGGGGCTATGTCGAGGCCATCATGACCGGGGGCATTGGCTCCGGGAAGACCACGCTGGCCCTGTATACGAATGCCTACCAACTCTATCTCCTCTCCTGCATGCGCTCGCCGCATCGACAGTTTGGCTTGGACCCATCGAGCGAAATCCTGCTCATCTTCCAGAGCATGACGCTGAAGTTGGCGCAGGGGGTGGACTACCAGCGGTTCAGGAACATGATCGAGGGCAGTCCCTACTTCCTGAAGCACTATCCCTTCGATAAGCAGTTGAAGAGTAAGTTGGTGTTCCAGAACCGGGTGGAAGTGATTCCTGTGGCTGGCAATGAGACAGCGGCCATTGGTCAGAACGTGATGGGCGGGTTGATTGACGAGTTGAACTACATGGCTGTGGTCGAGAAAAGCCGCGTAGCTGTAGACAAGGGGACATATGACCAAGCGATTCTTCTCTATAACAGCATTGCTCGCCGCCGTAAGTCTCGCTTTATGGAAAATGGTAAGTTACCGGGCATCCTTTGTCTCGTCTCCTCCAAGAAGTACCCCGGACAGTTCACCGACCAAAAAGTAAAAGAGGCGGAGAAAGACCCCAGCATCTTCGTGTATGACAAGCGGGTCTGGGACATCAAGCCGGATGACTTCGGCAATCAGGGGTGGTTCCCG